GGGGCGCGTGTGTCCAAAAACAGGGGGGAAAGGATGCCCGCGTCCGCGGCCGCCGCGTCCGATACCGTCGGTATCTCCGAGAATGCTTATAACGAGCTGGCTAGTGTCCTTGGTGCGTCGCTGAAAAACGGCGGTACTAGCATTGACGAGCTGGGCGATAAGACTAATAGCCTTATCGGTCTGGGTGCTGACCTTGCATCACTCTACGGTGGCACGACGAAAGACGCGATTGATGCAATTTCGTCCGCTCTTCGTGGTGAAATGGATCCCATCGAGCGCTACGGTATCTCGCTAAATGATGCCGCGCTTACGGCTAAGGGTCTAGAGATGGGCATCAAGAAGACCGGCGGCGCTTTCACCACTCAGGAGAAGCAGCTCATTACGCAGGCGCTTCTTTTCGAGCAGTCTAAGGACGCGCAGGGCAATTTCGCGAAGGAGTCGGATACTTTCGCTCATAAAATGCAGGTTGCTAACGCACGCCTTGAGGATATGTCTACCAAGATTGGCGGCGCTATTCTCCCTGTCGTCGTTAAGATCATGGACGTGTTCGGTAAGGCGCTTAGCCCCGTGCTGGATGAGGTGGGACGCGGTTTTACGGCGTTCGGCGCGGCCTGGAATGAATTTAATGGTGATATTACGAGCGCCGGTTTTCCTGGTTTCATGGAGGGCGCGGCATTTGTCGCGCGTAACCTCTGGGAAACGATTAAAACCGCGTTCCAGAACGGAATTATTCCGCTATTCCGTGACCACGTTATGCCCGTGCTGGATACCGTCGGTACGGCGTTCATGGACTTTTTCAAGGGCATTTACGGTTTTCAGGATTACGGCGAACCGGTAAGTGTTTTTAATCAGATTGGCGGCGCAATTCGCGATATTGGTAAATGGCTGGTCGAAAACGTCGGTTTGTGGGCACCTTTTGCCGCTGGTATTACGGCAGCGTTTACCGCGTGGAGCACTTATCAGAAAACTATTACCCTGGTTAAGATTGCACAGGAGGCGCTAAACAAGGCTTCGGCGGCATTTAGCAAGACTAACGTTATTTTGGTCGTTATTGGCTTGATTGTCGGCGGTCTTGTCCTCGCTTATAACAAAATCGGTTGGTTTAAGGATTTTGTAGACAATTCAATTAAGGTTATTGGCGACGTTTTTGTTTGGCTGTATGAAAATGCGGTAAAGCCCGCGTTTGAATGGATTGTCGAGGCAATTAAGGGCGTAATTGATTGGTGGAATACCTCATTTGTGCCCGCTTTCAATGAAGGCGTAAAAATTGTTGGCGACGTTTTCAGCTGGCTGTACGAGAACATTGTTAAGCCCGTATTTGATGGCGTAAAGGGCGCAATTGAAGGCGTTGTAGACTGGTGGAACAATTCATTTGTCCCGGCGTTCGACGCGGGCGTTAAGGCTGTCGGTGCCGTCTTTGAGTGGCTTTACAATAATGTTGTAATGCCTGTCTGGACGGCGATTAAAACCGTTATTGCGGTTGTTATTGCGGTCATTCTTACCATTTTCGACGGTCTAAAGGCAGTCGTTGAGAATGTCCTAGCGCCTATTTTCAAGTGGCTGTACGAGAATATTATTGTTCCGGTCTGGAATGGAATTAAGGATATTATTTCCGGTTTCCTGGACTGGTTTAATAACACTCTTGTGCCCGCTGTGAAAACGGTTATTGATATTCTTGCGGATATCTTTAATTGGCTCCGTGATAATGTCGTTATGCCCGTCTGGAATGGCATTAAGGGCATTATTGACGGCGTGGTGCAGTGGTTCAATAACACGGTAGCGCCGCTATTCCAGACCGCATCTAATATTATTGGCGACATTTTTAATTGGCTGTGGAATAACGTTGTTTCCCCGGTTTGGGAAAACATTCGCCGTGGTATTGATATTGTCGTTCAGTGGTACAGCGGCGTTGTGCAGCCGCTTATTAAGTCGGTTACCGACGCTATCGGCTCCGTATTCCGCTGGCTGTACGATAATGTGGTTAAGCCCGTCTGGGATTCGATTCAGAATGTCATCAGGGCGTTTACTGACTTCTTTAATGGCGTTATTTTCCCGGCGATTAAGGCGACTATTGACGCTATTTCGTCGGTATTCCGCTGGTTGCTTGATAATGTGGTGCGCCCGGTTTGGGATGGTATTCTAGGCGTTATTCGTGGCGTGTGGGAAAACGGCATTAAACCCGTTTTCGACGCACTCACTAACTTTGTTACCCGTACTATTCCCGACGCTTTCCGTAACGCGGTCGATTCTATCGGCAAATTCTGGAACGGAATTGTTGATGTTGTAAAGAAGCCCGTGAAATGGGTTTTGCAGACCGTCGTTAATGATGGTTTCATCCGCAATTTCAATAACCTCGCAGGAACTTTCAATATCGGTAAAATCCCTGAGATTAACCTCTCAGGCTGGGCGACCGGTGGTTACACCGGACGCGGCGGAAAATATGAACCGGCGGGTATTGTTCACCGTGACGAGTTTGTTATCCGTAAGGAAGCGCGGCAGCGTTTCGAGCGAGAGAACCCCGGCGTTCTGGATCACCTGAATCGTACCGGTGAGCTTCCGGCGGCCGCTCTGGTTGGTGCGGGTGCTCCGCGTGTCGGTGAGTCGTTCGCCGCGCCGTTCGGTGTGCGTGATTCGTCCGTGCCCGGCTTCGATATTGGCGGCATGGTTGCAAGTGTCGTTAAGGCGGGCGTTGATACGGTGAACGCGGGCGTGAACGCGGTGCGTGAGCTTGCAGGTACCGCCGCCGGTAAGGTGCTGGACGTGGCTATCAACCCGGCTAAGAACCTTATTGCTGGCATTGCTGGTCTGTTCCCGGGTTACGCGGGCGACGTGATGCGAGGCGGCGGCGACGCTATCCTAGACGGCGCTAAAAACTGGGTTGTCGAGAAGCTCAAGGGCAAGGACGAACAGGGGCGTGACGCGGCAAGTGCGCACGCTGTGGCACCGTCCGGCGGCGGCGTGATGCGTTGGCGTGATACCGTCGTTCAAGCGCTGGGCATTGCAGGTCTACCCGCTACGGATGCCTACGTAAACGCTTGGCTTTCTCAGATTCAGAGTGAATCTAACGGTGACCCGAACGTCACACAGTCCGGTTACGTTGACATTAACACGATCACGGGCGACCTTGCTATGGGTCTGGTGCAGGTTATCGGTGCGACTTTCGCCGCGTTCCGTGATCCGTCGTTGCCTAATAACCGCCTGGATCCGCTGGCTAACCTTGTGGCTGGTATGCGCTATGCGACCGCGCGCTATGGTTTCGGTGGGCAGCTTGGTGTTATTGGTCATGGTCATGGCTACAGCGGCGGCGGTCTGGTGAATGGAAGCACCGCGTTTAAAAACGCGATTGTTCCTTCGCTTTATGACCGAGGCGGTAAGATAAATAAGGGTGTACAGGTGATTGATCATCGCCGCGCTACCCCTGATTACGTGCTCACTGATTCGCAGTGGAAGACCATGTATTCTATTGCGAATAACACCGCACAGAACACCACTAATAGCGGTATCACTATTGGGAATGTCTACGGGTTGAATGCCGTGGACGTGGCAGAGGAGATTATGAAGCGCAAGCGTCGAGAGGAGCTACTGAGTGCCTGATATGAGCAAGCCCGCCCCTACGCTGTATTTGCACGCGGGCGGTCTGGACGGTGAGGTTTTCAACTTCTCATCTGTCGCTACCACGGCGTTTACCGCGCTAGAGGGGCTGGACGGGTTCGGCATCCCTGAACCGGACTGGAAGACGGTACAGCGGAACGACGGCGGCGGCTCTTATGTGCGTTCGCTCCGTTTGAAAGAGCGTGAGCTGTTTATTCCGCTCATGATTTGGGGTGAATCGCAGGCGGAATGTCTGGCTAATTGGGACGCGCTTGTGTCGGCATTGAATCCCCGGGTTGGTGAATCTCCTGTGCTGGAGGTTCGCCGCCCGGGGCAGGCTCCCCGTTTTATTAACGTGGTGTACAAATCCGGTCTAGGCGGTAAATTCGGTGAGGATTTTAGGGGCTGGTACTACAGGGTAGGGCTAACCCTAATCGCTCATGATCCGTATTTTTGGGAATCTGACCAAATGCTCAGCTGGAATGTGCGAGGCGACCACAAGCCGTTTATTAGCGGCGGCGAAATGGTGAAGACACACAAATTTTTCCCCGTGATTCTGTCGCCGTCCGTGGTGAACGGGTCCCGTGAGATTACGATTAGCGGCGACGTGGATTCAGCCCCTATCTGGCAGATTACCGGCGCGGTAACCGACGTGCGAGTTACGAACGTTGAGACGGGCGAATCTTTCAGCATCACGGGCAGCATTGCCCCGGGCGAAACTATTACGATTGACACTACCGTTTTTGATATTTACTCGCAGAATGACCGTTCGGGTGCGCTCTGGGATAGGCTAACCACGGATTCTACGCTGTTCCGTCTAGGCACCGGGCGACACACTATCAAGGTGACCGGCTCCGGTATGGACGAGCGTTCAGAAATCGCCTTGATTTACAAGCCCCGCTACGTGAAGGGAATCTAAACCGAATGTCCGTTCAGGTTTTGATGAGGGATGAGAATTACCGCCCGCGTGGGTTCCTCATCGCGTCTAAGGTCGAGATGATGCGCCGCCTCAACCGACCGGACACATTCATTGTGAATGTGTCGGCAGAGTCGGCACAGCAGGCGACCCGCCTACGTGAGGGTTGGGGGCTTGTCGTGCAGGACGGCGATTTTAAGGTGTCCGGTGTAATTACACAATTTTTCCGCACCGCTAAAGACAATAATTTAGAGGTGGAAGTTACGTGTACATCTGAAATTGCTTTCCTTGGTGACCGCTTGACCTATCCAGACCCGGCGCATGAGGAGGCACAGCAGCAGGCCGCCCGCTGGCAGGAACGCGGCGCGTGCGAGACCGTGATTAAAAATCTTGTCGCTAAAAATCTTGGTGTCGAGGCGCTGGAAGCCCGCCGTGTGCCCGGCTTTGCTGTTGCGCCGTCTCAGGGGCGCGGTGGTGATGCTTCCGTGGACACGCGCCTAAAAAATTTGCTGGATGTGGTGGAGCCTATGGCGACTAGCGCGGGTTTGCGAATGAACGTTCAGTTTTCACCGGGCGCGCTAACGTTCGACACGATCCCTACGCGTAATCTGTCCCGCCGTGTTCGTCTTTCCTGGGTGTCCGGGGAGGGTATCGGCTGGGGAAAGAACGAGCGCGCCCCCCGCGCCGCCGGAGCCCCACTGGCCGGGCTTTTCG